GGTATTAAGGCACGGCTCGGTTGGAAAGGCAACAAGTCAACCGTTCAGGTTGTTATGTTTGATAAAAAGCATTATACCGAAGCTGAGGCTAAAGAGTGGATTAAAAAGCACCCTGAGTTTCATTTAAGCGAAAGCGGGCTTGGTGATGACGGTTTGAAACTTTCAGAAAGCCATTTTATAACCGGTTCAACCCGTTTGTCAGAAGAACCGAAGTGGTTTATGTGCAGCCGTGAGTATGAAAAAGACGAGAACGGAATAATACTCACTGAAAAAATGTTTGATGATTTTGTTAGGAACTTTAAAAATAATGTAGTAAGGTGTTCTGACGAAACCGGACGCCCGATACTGGACGCTGATTATGAGCATAAAGAAGATCCAAAATACGGTCTTGACGCAGCGGGCTGGATTGAGGACGTTGAGAAAAGAATTTTGAATGAGGACGGGAAAAGAATTTGCACCCTCTGGATGAAGCCAAAGGAGTGGACGCCGACCGCACAAGAGGCGATAAGAACCGGCGCAAAAAAGTTTTTTTCCATTGAATACAAACTCAGGTATAAGGACAGGGAAACAGGTAAGGTTTACGACAACGTTTTGCTCGGAGGAGGATTGACAAATCGCCCGTATATCCACGGACTCCCGCCAGTGGCTTTAACGGACGAGGCGGTCAAAAACGCTTCTGAGGAAAACAAAAAAAACTCTATGAAAGGAGTAAGCAAAATGGTAAATGAGAAACTCAGGTCACTGCTCGCTGGCTTTTCGGTTAAGCTCAGTGAGGACGCAACGGACGAATACATTGCGGAAAAAGTTATAGATTTTGTAAAACAGCTTGCTGAGGGCAGCGATAAAGCCCTAAAGCTGGCTGAAACTTTAAAGACAGAAAAAGAAATCCTCAGCACGCATCTCTCGGAAACAAAAACGAAGCTGGACGCTGCGGAGGCTATTGCGCTGTCCGAGAAGAAAAAGGCTGCCGACAAGGCGCTGGAAAAGAAAATGACAGTAGCGGAACTCAAGGATGAGAAGCACCCTATTGTTAAGCTGCTCAGCGAAAAGAAATACGACGACGTTATCGCCCTTGCTGAAATGCTTCCGGTAAAGCTCAAAGAGGAAGGACATGAAGAACCGGAGGACGAGGATGAAGATGACGGCGACGACGGCGAAAAAGGCGCTGGCAACAAAAAGTCAGAAAGGCTCTGGGATGAGCTTGATGCTGACGAGAAAGTAAAAAAGACACAGAAACACATGGAGAAGCCGGACGCCCCGAAGAAGTTTGCGGAGGCTGCGGCAGAGGCGAAGAGGCTGCATAACGATAAAGTTGTGAAAGCCCGTGAAAAAACTAAGGAGGCTAAATAATCATGGCTGCAACAAATTTCGCACCGTTTCTTTTGGGAGGACCCAAAGCCACAATAACGCTTATCGCGACAGCTGCGCTCGGAGCTGGCATAGGTGTTATTCTTGACACAGGCAACGCCGGACAGGTCGTTGCGGGCGGGGCTGGCGTTCTGCCTATCGGATTTACAACTTCAGCGGTTCAGGCTGGACAGCCGGTCAACATAGCTGTTCTGGGTTCTGACTGCATAGCTCAGGCTGCTGCTGCAATTACGGTTGCGGGCTCGCCGATAGCGTGCAAGCTGGCTGCAAACGGACAGGTAACGCCGGTCACAGCAAACAAAGACATAGTAGTTTTCATGGCTTATACAAGCGTAGTTGACACTGGAAGCATAGGCTCGTATGTGTATGGAATAGTAACCACATATACGCAGTCTATGTAAAGGAGGCTAAAACATGGCATTTCAGTCAGTTACATCAGTTAACAGCATAGCAATTCTTGACGCTTACACAAACAAAATCCTACAGGGCTACCGCCCTGAGGGTTTTATCGCTGACGAATTTTTCAAGAAAATTCCCTGCGATGTGATAACAGCGAGGATACCGAAAACGTATGCTCCGCTGGCTCTCAACTCGCAGCTGGAAATCTCGCCGACTGGTTTCCCTACAATCCAGTTGAATTTCACAGCAACAGATTATTACACAATCAAGTCAAGGGGCGTTCAGGCGTTTCTTGAGCCGCACGACCTTGTGCAGCTCGGTGGAGCAGCGCAGGCAAAGTCAATTGTGAGCTATCAGCTCGCTGACTACGTTGAGATTCAGAAAGAATACGCTCTCGCAAGCGCTGTGTTCAATTCTTCAATCATGACGCAGAATTTTGCGGCGCCACTTCCGTATGATGACCCGACTTCCGACCCGATAGCTGACTTTATTAAAGCCCGCTCGGTCGTCGTCGGCGGCGTAGGTTCTACCTACGGTTGCGGACTGGAAGCGAATACGGCTGTTATGAACTGGCAGACGTATAACTACCTTTCGCAGCACCCTGCGATTTTGAAAACAACCTTTCAGGTTGCGACAGGCGCAGAAAAAATCGTCAGCAAGGAAAAACTTGCCTCAATAATGGGAGTTCAAAGGCTTCTTATTGCAGCGGCAAGGTATGACAGCTCGGAGCAGGGTCCGTCGTCAACTCCGATATACTCACTGCTCTGGGGTAATTCAATCCTATTCTGCCGGATTGACAACGCTCCGAACCCGGGAATGGCAACACAGTCGCTCGGCTATGAGTTCATACCAAATGGCGCTGACCTCCCGCCTGCGGAAGCGTTCTGGGAATACAATCCCATTAACTTACTTCCGTCAATGGGGCGGTATTTCGCAAGGATGCAAGCATACGACATGCACGTTACCAACGTGAACGCCGGATGCCTGATAACAACTGCAATAAGCTCAACAGCAAACAGGTAAGTAAATAAATAAGGCGGGGTTATTCCTGCGTAACCCCGCCTTATAAAAAAAAGGAGAACCAAAATGACACTTCACGAGGTAGCAAAGCAGTTAGGGATAAAGGGCGCTATCGCTCTTCCTGAAAAAGAGTTACAGGAAAAAGTCGCAGCCGCAATAAAAGCTGTGAAAGACAATAACGTGAAATATGTTTTCGGCGGTAAAGGAACTGCAACGGACGGCAAAACAGCCATAGTCACGAAAGTGAATATGCACGTTTCGCACAGTGTTTGCGTATCCGAACTTGAGGATGACGCTTACGTTGCGACAAGGGTTGGCGAAGTTTATTTTACCGGCGAAGCTGTTCCGCACAACGTTCTTCCGAATGTTTTAAAAAGCTGGATTGACCGCAACCTTGTAATGCTCAAAGAGGATTACGACAAGCTCGTCAGCAAAGCAGAAAAAAAAGCTCAGGATGAAGCTCCTGAGATAAAAAGATAAACAACGCCCCGCCTTTAAAAGCGGGGTAGCAATCATAAGGAGTTAAACAATGGCACAGCCTACAATAACCAGCGTAACCCCGAATTTTGGAAGTAACCTCGGTGGCACATACATAACAATAAACGGCACAAATTTTCTTGTGAACCCTACAATAACCGTTCAGGGGCTTCCAGCAACGAATATAAACTGGGTTTCGGCTTCACAGGTGATATGTGTTACCCCCGCCGGTAATGTCGGCGCTGCGGACGTTGTGCTGACAAATACGGACACTACAACGGTCACATACAGCGCCGGTTACACGTATATACTACCGTCCGTGTATCATCAGCTTGCGGACGTGGCTGGCAAGTATAAAAATATAACTTTCCCATACACAATAGCCTCTGGAAACTCCAGCTTGCTGGTAACGGCTTCGCAGGCTCAGGTATACATAAACCAAACCGAGGCAAAGGTAAATTTAATGCTGCTTCACAAAGGGTATGTGCTTCCAATAACGGCAGCCACAAGCCCTTACTCATTTCCGGTTATACAAAAAATGTGCGTGGCTTTTACGGCAAACGACATTTACCAGATATACAAAAGTTCCAGCGTAAAGGAACTAAGCCCTGATGACGCTGCAAAGGCGGCAAACTTTTGGACAGAGGGCAACGACATTTATAATAAAATCCTTAATGATGAGCTTATTTTGTCGGACGTAACAAGGAATGGAAATATGATACAGCACTCAACCGGCGTAGGTCTTGAAAATGATTTTCTTGTTTACCCGCCTCAGGGTGGACCAAATGTATTGCCTTTTAATCCAACACAGTATCCTTACTTTCCGAGGTGGTAAATGGCTGACGGCGTTACGATTAAATTACTTAATAGCGCAACCTTTGAACGCAAAATAAAAGCGGCGTTAAACGCCGTCGGAGATTTGCGCCCTGAGTTTTTAGTCATAGCGAATATGTGGTATAAAGATAACATCCAGCTTTTTAACCTTAAAGGACCCGGACAGTATGAAGATTATAAAGCCGACAAGGACGGGAAAATGCCGTCAAAATATATGCTTTATAAAAAAAGAAAGACCGGCAATTTTTACCCGTTGTTAAAGTTTAGTGGAAAGCTGGCTGCGAGTATATTGAACCCCGACGCTCCGGGAGCGGTAAGGGTGATTGAAGCGAATAAAATGGTAGTCGGAACAAGCGTGCCGTATGCAATTTATCATCAGCTCGGAACTGAAAAAATGCCAGCACGCCCGCCGATTATCAATGAAGAAAGCGGAAAGCACGGTCAGGTAAATATATTCAAAAAAAGGCAGGCTAATTATTTGCGGGTGATTGAAACCAGCGTGCGCAAAAGGCTGCAAAGGAGCGCAAAATAATGCAAACTATTGACGTTGAAAAAGTTATTATGGAAATAAAATCAAAAATCATTACGGATTTTAACGGGTATATAACCAAAATAATAGCGGACAAGGCGCTCTCTGACCAGAACGATTACGGCATGAGCCCTATACCGCTGGCAACGCCGAATTTTACAAACAATGATACGGTCATGATGCTTGTAATGCCGCAGAAAGTTATAGCGGTTGACCCTGTTATATTTTTATTGCTGGAAGATAATGCTATAGAAGTTGATGAGCTGGACGCTCAATCAATAACAGTTACGGTTCGTTTAAGATTTTCAATGCTTATGGATGGTTTTGATGACATCCGGGCTTTGCGTTACCTGAGGGCGTTGCGTGACACTTTCAGGCTGTCAAGGTGGGTTTCCCCGTGGATGCACAGGATACATCACATACAGCCGGAAGAATACGCAACGGTTGAGGATAACCGGAGCTGGCGGGAAATAGGCGTGAAAATAGAAACACTAATTCCTTAAGAAAGGAGAAAAATTATGGCTTTAACTCAACCTGTTGGGCTTTACGGCTTATGGAATATAACAGGGCTGGATTACGTTTCAAAAATGCCGCTGTTTTATTCAAAAGTAGCCGGAGAGTTCACAATTCCTTTTTCGTTTGACCTTGAGGACTTTATCGGCGGGGCGAACAAGTTTGTTTTGGACGCTGAACCTAAGTATGCGAAAGCTGATACGACATTTTCTTTTAAACAGTTTGACAATCAGCTTTTTACATATTTAAGCGGAGCAAATACAGTGGTCAACCTTGCTTCGGCAACTGGCAGCGTAACAACGCTTACAGCTGGCAAAGGCACATCAATGACCGGAGCGGGCGGGATACAGACGGTTTCGCTTACGGCGTTAAAATCAGCGGACTTGAAAGCGGGGCGGTATATTGTTATCGCTGACAGCGCAAGCACTGTGGACGTATACGGCACTACGGACATGGATTTTTCCGGAGTGTTTACGTCCGGCGCTGCGTTACAGTTTGTTGACAATACGCTCAAAATAACCGCAACCCCGCTTACGTTATCGGCTTCTGCTGTGGATATACCGTCAATCGGCGTTTCGCTTACTGGCGTGGCTTCACCGTCACTCACAATCGGCGACACGGGTTATTTTGACGTGTTCCCTGCGAATATCGGTTCTGAAACGATAATCGTCGGGCAGGCAAATATGTTCGTAAAAAGAATTTCGTTGATAGCGGCTTCACAGCCGAAATCAAACGGCGAAACTTTTTACGTCTATTGCCCGAAAGTCCAGCCTGCTGGATTTGACGTATCACTGAAAGAGTATTCGTGGGCAGCCAATTCCCCGAAAATGAAAATCTTACAGTCAACTGCGGAGAATATGGTTTGCACAATTAACAGGACGTTCAGAGAAACAGAATAAAAATAAGCGTAGTCCGGGGGCGCAATTTTGCGCCTCCGGCAAGGGGTATCATAATGGAATACAGTTTAAAAGAAATCGCTCCTGAGGGATTTTCAATAAAGATAAAAGATAAAAACGGGCTGGACAGGTTGCTCGTTTTTGGCATTTATACATGGGGCGACGCCATATATTTTGAAAATAAATATGGCAAAGATAAAAACATATTGGGGCTGTTGGTTGATGACCCGAATAAAATAATACCGGAACTGTGCTTCCGTATGCTGGAAAACAAAAAGGAACTTGAGCTGGCTTCTCAGGATGATTTTGTAAACTTGTTTCCCATGAAATACATAGCCGAAAGCAAGCTCAGTGAAAAAATATGGGAAACGATTGGAATATGTGTAATGAAAGCCGAGGTGAAGCCCGTAAAGGGCGGGCGATTTTCCGGAGAAAAAGGAACGCCCGCTGCGTCCGGGAGAATTTTTAATTTATTTAAACAACTATGGCATACCGGACGCTCAGGCGCTAAAAATGTCGCCTCGGCAGATACAGATAAAGCAGTTTGAAATTGGTCAGGACTTGGCTTTACAAGGCTTAAAAGAATATTTAAAAGCAGGCGGAAAAACAGAGGACTTAATGCTTGATGACCCCCGCCTGATAAAGTATTACGAAATAAAAGGAATAAAAATTGAGGAGAACGATTTTAAAGTATCGGATGAAATGAAGAACTTTGCGGAGAGTTTGAAAGACGATAAGTTGACAAAGGAACAAAGGCTGGAGAAAATAAAACTGTTTATACGTGGAGGAAATTAATGGCGCAAGACGTAGTATATTCAATCGGAGCTGATACATCCGACTTCACAGCCAAAATGAAAGGCATAGGGCAGCAAGCGCTGGCTATGGGCGCGGCGTTTTTGGGAGTTCAGAGCGTTACAGCTGTCATGCAGAAAATAGGCGAAGCCTTGAAAGCCGTTCATGATATAACCGTTAAAACACAGGAAAGTTTTGCCATTATGAGCACAACTGTAAAGAACGCCGCTGGTGGCTCACAAGCTATGATTGACAAAATGAAAGAACTTTCACAAGAAATGGGAGTGACAACTGGCGAGGGCGCTGCTGCTGTTGCGGACGCTTTTAATAATCTTACATTAAAAACCGGTGACGCAAGGGTAGCTCTGGAAAGCATGAACGCTGCTGTAGGACTATCAAAGGCAGCGCATATAAGCCTTGAAATGGCAACGAACCTTGTGGCGAGGGCTTATGAGCGGGGCGGGGCTGCCGTTGCAAGATATTTGCCAGATATACGTGACGTAGGGAACGGCATGGAAGCAGTAAGGGCTATAACAAATAAAACTAATGGCGAACTTGAAGCCTTTACCGAAACTTTGCAGGGCGCAGAAAAACAATCCGGCGCTATGTTTGAAGAAATGGCAAACAATGTCGGCGGGCTTTTAGCTCCCGAATGGCAGGACTTTTTAAACAACGCCGTGAAGCCTACACTCACGGCAATAAATGATATTTTAAAAGGGCTGCATAATGTTGACGCTGACGCTGACACTTTAGACCATATAGAAAGCAAGCTGCAAAATTTAAAAGACTTACAAAAAGAGGGTTTGCTTAAAGGCGCAGCCGGTGACAATTTACAGGCACAAATAGACATGGTTCAAAAAGAGTATGAGAAAGCTATGGACAAATACGCTGAAAAAGCTTTGAACCCGGGAACAATCGGTGCGGCGCCGGAAAAACCCGCAAATAAAACCAGCGATGAAGAAGAACCAAAAGATAAAATGGATTTGATGAATGAATATATTGAGCTTGATATTGAACAAACAAAAGCACAGGAAGAAGAAAATGAAAAAAGAATAAAAGACCAGATTGAATTTGACGAAACAATGGAACAGCTAGATAATGAGCGTAACAAAGCAAATATAGACGGACTTACGGGAACGCTGTCAAAAATACGGTCATTACAAGTCGGTCATAATTCAGTCCTTTTTAACATGGCAAAGGCTGCTGGAATAGCCGAAATAGGCATTGACACGGCTCAGGCTATTATGAAAACCCTTGCGGCGGGTGGAATGTTCGCCGTACCGGAAAGTATTGCCATAGGGGCTATAGGGGCGCAACAGCTGGCTGCTGCCGTGTCAACGCAAATTAACTCCGCTGGGGCTGCCTCAGGGGTGTTTGACTGGAGAGCGCCCGCAAACGTTGAACACATGGTTACTACAATCAGTCCGGGAGAAAGCATTTTAACACAGGCGCAAACAGCTGCATTGATGCGGGGTAATAATAACGGCGGAGGTAACTTTGAGTTTCACTCGCACATACACGCTTCCGGACTTAATGACGCTGGCGAAATAATGAAAAATGAAATACTACCGGCTTTTAAAGGTTTTTTGATTGAACAGCGGGGCGGTCAGGTGGCTATGCCTGACGGCACGCCGAACTGGTAAAGGGAGAATAATAAAATGTCAAGAATACGCCCGCTATACTGGCAGTATAATTCACAGTTGAATACAAGCATATCCGACTTTTTGCCGATAATCGGCAATAACATCCCGAACAAATTGCTGACGTATTTTAGCAATACGGATTATAGCAACGGGCTGGTTTATTTTGGAAGTGAAACAGCACCGGCAATTTTAGGGATGCAAAACCAAAACAAATCATACTGTGCGGACGGCTGCTTTGACGTAAATTTTAACGCCGCAAGCAACCAAAACCGCAGTGTATGGATTGACTTTACTAAGGTTGCTGGGTATTACAACACGACTGCCTCACAGGAAAATTTTGCCGACCTTAAAAGCATATCACGCACTACAAATAATTTTGCCACAATTTACAGGGCGGGCAGCGGCAATTCTGATAAAGACGATTTGTTTTTTGTGTTGAATGTTTGGAACCAGATATTATCCGGCTCGGCTCAAATGGTTTTGACTTTTTACAACGGAACACAAACAGCAACCTTAAACAGCAATTATAATCCCGTGTTTCAAAAGTCAAACGCTTTATACACATGGCAAAAATGTCAGTGGGCATTAAACTCAACAAACTTTACTTATGCGGGCGGGTTTGTTGCGGCGTCATGGAGCGGGATAACCAAAATACAGATACAGTTTTATGCGCCGTTAAAGACGCCGACAAACGGAGATATATTCTTACATGGAGCATGGCTGGCTGTTCCTCAGGCAAACAGTTATTTATCCGGCGCTACAACATCCCCGACAATAGCAAACGCTTATTACCCCGACTTGTCAGCGAACAGCGTTTATACAATGGCATGGAATGAGGGGCAGGGAACTTATGAGGCGCTCGGAACGGGTATAGCGGGCGCTGTGGGGGCTGGGAAAAATCTTGTTGTTATGGACAGCCAGAATTACCGTCCGACTTCATCCGACATGAAAACAATCGGCATTTCACAGGGCAATACAAATATATACGCCGGTTACCTTGAAACGCCGTCTATCAGTTCCAAAAAAGGTGTGGTTAATCCTAATATTGTCGGCGCAAAAACCATCGGATATACCCGTTATAATGACGTATGGAAATTTACGATCGGCGCTCAGCGCTTTACGGTGGGAAAAACGGGGGCTATGTATTCCACTTTACAGGCTGCAATCTCGGCGGCAACCAGCACGACGGTATATTATATAGATTTTATAGACAGCAACATATATACAGGCACGGTAACAATACCGGCGGGAAAAACGTTTTTTATTCAGGCAGTTGACGGTCAATCGCCGGTTATTCAGAACAGCGGGGGTTCAAGTTCTGTCGGAATAACCATAAACGGCACGGTCACGTTTAATAACATCGTTTTTAGCGGCGCCTCGCTTGACAGTGAAGTCTTTATAGGCTGCGCTGGGGCTGTGGTTTCTTTTTATAACTGCTCATTTAAAAATGTCGGCGCAAATGCACTTACCGCAAAAGCTGGCGTATGTGTAAAGGCGCTCACTTCAAGTCAGATAAATTTTTATAACAGCCTTTTCAGTGATATGGGGTGGTATGTGAATGTGATTGACTTGAGCTCAGCAACAACATCGTCAACCATGTTTAACAACTGTATCGCTTATCTTTCCGGACAAACAGCTTCCAGTATTTTTTTATACGCAAACCTTTACACGGCGCAAACGATAATGGTTATTGGAAGTCAAATCATGCAGGACAGTTCTATCGGGTATGCGTATGCGATTTATAATACCTACAGCGGAAGTATGTTACCCGGTGGTCCAGCGCCGTTCCTTTACATTTATTTCAATGAAACAAACTGTCGTATGTTTTTTAACGCTGTCAATTCAGCGGTCGAAAATGACAGTATTTGGATATCCAAAAACTACACACACGATATAAACGGAACGTTGCCCGCAACGTCTATCGGCTCAGGGCTTACTTTTAACGCTTTTGATATAAAAGTAAATAACGGGCAGGCATATTGCAGGGGTAACATTTTTTTTAATATTACTTCCGCAAACAATAACATAGCTGTTCAGGCTTCTTACGCGAACGGTCAGGGAAATCTGTGGTTGAACTACAATATTTTTTATAATTGCAGCATAGCGGCGTGTGTGGCTCGGAATAACGCTCAGTCATGGGATAACAATGTGGCAGTAAATTGCGGGCTGGGAATTGGAATTTATCATTACAATAACAACGCCACTATTTCCGGTTGGATTTTTTCAGGCTGCACTTACAGCGTCAGTGACTTGGGGGCGGTTTTTGGTTCTTTTAATCAGCCGTGGGTTTATATAAATAATTCAATCGTTTACAATTCACCTTTAAATAGCCCGCTGGTTTATACCACACCAACCACCACAACGGGAACTCAGGTGCTTAATTTGAATTGTAATACCAGCAATCCGGGGTTAACAAATCCATACGGTAAAGATTTTTCATGGAATTTCCAGAGCGAAATTGAGGCGGCAAATTGCACGGCTTGGACAACGGGAAATAACCTTTTAAGCAACCAGTCCTGGCTCGGGTTTTATTTTATGTCATTTCAGGGCGAAACCGGAGAAACATTTTATAACACTTCATACGGACCGAATGCTTTTTATTACAGCACTTTTACCGGCTATGGGATTGCGATAAATGACAGCTCAATTCAAACGGGGCTAAACTTTTGCGAGTTTACCGGCACGGGCATAGGGTTCAGGGCGTATAAAACGACTGGCATTGGAAGCACGATAACCAGCTGTATTTTTGACTATAACGACACAGCGCTGCTGCTACGCTCAGGAGTGACTTTAAGCTTCGTTACAGCGACAAATAACACTTACGGGGTGACAGCGCCCGCCATTGGTTTTCTTAGCGTTAAAGGGGCTGTTAGCGGGCTTTTTGGCATATCTGGGAGCATTTTTTACAAGAATGCGGCTATTGACTACGCTTTAAACTATGTTCCGACCGGCTGCATAGTAGGAACAAGCCTTTACAACATAAACCAGACAACCACATTTACCGCAACCTTGCTTGACCCCGCTTACTATTTTCCGGCAATTAAAAAGCTGGGTTACTATGAAAACAGTCCGGCATTTAACAAAACAAACGGAAATATGGGAGCTCGCAATAGCAACGCTTATTTAACCCCTGCATTAACAACAACGCAGTATAACAGCGCTTACGTGGGCACGATTGACGCAAACGATAATTTTTATTGTCTTGAAAACCCGCAGATATACCCGACAGCGCAGCAGGCAATCAATCCGTCCGGATTAACTTTTGTTACCAGCGATTATCAGTCAACTCCTACATCATACGCAAGCGAATACACTTTGAAATGGACAACTCCGGGAGCTGAGGCAAAAATATCGCTGTCATTTTATAACGCTTTACTTGCGATATTTCAAACTGGCTGGTTCGTGGCTGTTTCTCAGGATTTGGGAAACACGTGGGCATATTACAGGGTGATAAAAGATAGCCCGATAAGTTTGGAGCAGCAGAAGTTCCTTTACACGCCGACCAACGGCGGGGATGACCAGATACCTTTCGGAAATTTTACCCTTAAAATCCGGCTGATACCGAATTTTAATATTACGGATTATACTGTATGAGCTATGAATACACGACCCGCCTGAACCAAAAGGATATTTCTTTATTGCAGCTGCAACGTGTTCAGCTGTCACAAGAAGTCGGGTTTATTTCTTCATACAACTTGAACTTTAATAAAGTGGATTTTACCGTGCCGTTCAACCAGTCTACTGCCATTTATGACACGACGCCCCTTAATGACGTTGCACTTTACGACAGCAACGGTAATCAGGTTTTTGCCGGTTACATAACCACAAAAGAAGAAGATAATTGTAAAAACACAATCAAGGCAACTGCAACCGGCTATTTGAACCAGTTAAGCAAAAAGTATTTCTCCTATTCTGATACGGGTTATACCGGCGCAAGGGCTTACTTTTTGCAGCTGTTTCAAAAATATCTACTACCGTCTTTGCCTTACATTTACCCGATTAACGTTCATTTTATAAACGACAATCTTCTAAATAATATTTCATTGTTTTTGAACTCTGGAAGCAGCACGGAAGCCGGAATAACAACGGCAAACGACATCGCCACTATTTTAAACACAGCGGCATACCTTGAAAATGGCGTATTAAAGTTTGCAGCATTTCCGGAAACATTTCCAACGGCAAACACGCTTTTTGACCTGTCCAATTACCTTGACACGCCGTTGAACGCAAAAGAAATGTATCAGTATTATTACGACACGGTTTCAATGGACTATTATAACGCTCCCGGCGGTTCAAAAAAGAATATCACGCTCGGAGCTGGTTCTTTAATCAAAAAAATATCGCCGTCAAATATGTATTTTGATGACGCAAGCGCAACGGCGCTGGTTCAAAGAACGCTTAATATATATTCCAAAATATACTCTCAGGTTGATTTTCAATGCCGGATAGACGCTAACTTGAGCCTTTGCAGCTTCTTCGGGTATAAAAACCCGCAATACCGTAATTATGCTTTTTTTATTACCAGCCTTGAGAACGCATACACGCACTATAAAGTAAAAGCAATAGGGATTAAAATATAACAGGGGGTTTATCATGGACGAATTGAAAGAAGATAGGATTTTTAAAGCAATCGCAGAGCTTGGAGGAAAATTTGAGGATTTTAAAACTGAGTTTAATGTCCGTATGTATATAGGCAACGGCAAGCCCGCTGTAATGACGGAACTTAAAAATCATGCTGACGCCCTTGAGGATATTAATTTATGTCTGGGAAAAACAAATAATAAAATATTGCTGCTGGAGGAAAACGTGAAGCCAATATTAGAAGAGCGAAAAATAAAAGAAGAAGCAAAAGGCTTTATAAAAAATTATTGGAAATGGATGGTCGGCGGGCTAATAGCCTTATTTATAATATTACTTCTAATTTTGGCGGGCATAGTGTATACTGCGTCTAAGCTGCCGAATGTTGATAAACTGGCTGTAAAGGTAATGGCAAAATAACTAAGGGATGCCGTTTCCTTGCAAGGAAAAGTAAGGAAGTAGAAACTAATTAAATGAAAAATTTAAAAGAAAGGAGGAACTTAAATGAAAAAAATCTCAATATTTTTTGTTATGTTGCTGGCTATGGCTTCACTTTCAATGGGGGCGTTTTATACTTACATTGGAAGCGTAAGCGCCTCAACTGGAAAAACCTTGCTGACCAACGCAGCGGGCGGAACTTCTTTGTCCACAACTTACACAGCTGTGGGGCTGTCAATCTCTTATTTTCCGCTGACTTACACTGCCGGTCCGATAAGGTTTTATCTTGAGGATGCTTCAAACACGTGGACAGCAACGGCAGCAAGGGTTACTCTTACGGCTGTGCCTATTGTAGCAACGAATGAGCCTCCGTATTATGCCCTTGGAATGTCAGGCGTACAGTCAAATAATTCTGGCAACGGATTTGCGTCCGGTGTTCAGTTTTTTAACGGCATTGTGCTTGACGGCGGAACTGACGCTGCGAACTCCAGTTCAACCACTATTACAGTGGAAGTTATCGGAAAGTAAAAAAAACGGCATCCCTAAAAAATAAAAAGGAGTAAAAGAAATGACATACAAAGAATATATAAAAAAAAACATATGGGGCTTGCTGTTACATGCGGCGCTTGCTTACTTTTTTTTATGGTTTGCGAGTGAGTGTTATGCACAAACAGTAACATGGACAAATTTAACAGCAACCGCTGAGCTCGGCAGGCAACAGTCTTTAAGCCTTTTAGATAACGCAAACAACGTGTATGTAATCGGCGGCGGGATAAATGATGAAATTGTGAGCTACAACGGTTCGCAGTATTATGTGGTTTCCGGAACAGCTTCAACGTCATACCCGTATTACCTGTCAAGTAAAAACAATAACGCAATATATTCAAAAATTTTAAGCGAACAATATATTTATTCTGAGGCGCTCAATAACACATACAACGTGTTTTCTTGCACGGGTTCATCACCTTATCCCGGCGCTGTTATATGGCAATCGCCTGACGGGGTAAACTGGACAAGCACAGTAAGCACTGCCGACCCTTTGAACGGCGCTGTTATTGAGTTTAACGGGTATATTTTCCGGCTGGGTGGAGTTTGCCCTTGTCCTACACCTGTTTACAGCAATAACGTGGCAAGGTCAACTGACGGGGTGACTTTTACAACTTTAACAACATCAGGGGTATTTTCCGCACGTGACCAGATAATACCAATCGTGGCAACCAATGGCGCAACGCTTTACGCTGTGGGTGGAGAAAATAATGGAACGTATTACGCTTCGGTTTATTCCACAACAAACGGAACGACATGGAGCGCCCTGACAACATCCGCAGCCTTTGGCAATATAACGCAGGGCGGGGCGGGCTGGAGTTATAATAACGTGCTTTATGTTTATAATAACGCTTCCGGCTTAATATATTCCAGTATTGACGGCGCAACGTGGACGGCGGTTGCTGTAGTCGGAGGCGCCGGTCCAACGCTGCAATTCCCCTCGGCTTTATATGCTGGTAATAATTCCTTGCTTGTAATCGGTGGATATACCGGTTCAAGCTACCCGAACACGTCTTGGTATGCTGCAATAACAAATGCTTTTACGCCGACGCTTACGCCGGTTTACAGCACAAGCGCAACGGCAACCCCAACCGCGACCGTCACCTTTACGGCAACTCCGAACACAACAACAACATCCACACCTGCGTGTCCGGTTATTGTATTGACGACAACCGTTTCTTACGCAGCAAATTACGGAGCAACTGACCCGTCCGGAAATTTTTGGATAGCTGATTATACTCAAGGGCATATATACGGAATAAATCAAGCTGGTTCAATAATACATACTTTCGGTGTATTTAATTACATAGTTCAAATGGTTTACTTAAATGGTTTTTTATATGCCGGATGCGGTGACGCTGCCGGACATTTTCAAAAAGTAAATGCATCAACCGGAGCTATACCTTATTACACGACTTTAAATCCAACGTCTTTAGGCAACGGCGGTGTTCAAGGTGTCATTTATGATGGCACGCATATATGGTGTGGAGTTTCTCAGCAAGGCGGAGGCGCTGGGAGCGGGCTTGTTTTGGCTTTTAATCCGACAACAAATGCCATTGACCTGACAATAACAGGGCAAACAAATGTAAATGGACTGGCGTATGGTTTTAGCGGAGGTCAGGAATATATCTTTTCTGCCTGTTCTTATGTTACAAACGTAATAAATGCAACAACGGGAGCTTACACTTCTGTTGCAACTGATGATAACGCTTACAGAGTTTGTTCTGACGGAGTTTATTTTTATGTTGCTTCATACAACAATCCGGGAACAGTGAGGAAGTTTAGAATTTTTGATAATGCGCTTATGGCTACATGGACAGTTGGCAGCCTTTTAAACTCAATAGCTTCTGACGGAACTTATGTATACACTGTCGGTGATGATAATAATGTAAATGTGATAAATCCTTCAACTGGAACAGTTGTATGCACAATAACAAACGGCGGGCAAACTGACGTCGTGTTTGATACTTTTGGTTATTTTTGGACGGCTTCGCTTGTATCCGGAGGTAGCGCTTCTGATTATGTTTCAAAACTTCAAATCATAACAGCTCCTACGCTTACCCCAACAATTACAGCAACCTTTACAGTAACGCCGGTCAGCACTCCGAACTTAACTTTTGTAAAAGCTGACAGTGACGGAAATATTTATTTACAATGGAACAACACAGATTATAACAATACGTATTTGCTTCAATATGGTGTGTCTTTGGAAAACTCAATTACGCTTACTCAAAGCTATAACCAGTCTTTGACAACAAATTTATTTTGCTATAAACTTTGTTGCCTTGTTGCGGGGCTAAGCTATCAAGTCAGGGTGACGCAATACAATCCGAATTACAGCGCCGTTGTTTCAAATGTTTTAAATATTACCCCGACGCCGACGCCAGTTTATAATTTTAACGTTTCCAGCGTGGCTCAAACGCCAGTGGCAACAACGGGGGCGGGCGTTATGTCAGTAGGGATTGTAGGAGCAAACGGACAGGCATTAAACTTGTTTGACGGCGGTTCAGTTCCTGTTTCGGGATGGTGGCACTCACATCAGCACGAATGTATGACTTTAAAATATACTGTAACAAATACGCTTGCGGCAAATACAACTGTAAATTTAGGGCTTTACAATCCGAACAGCACATACGCATTTCATCCCCGTTTTTCTTTAGTTACTTCTGACGGGGTGGCGACTTTAAAAGCATACAACTTAGCCTTTGGACCGGCGGGGACAACTATGGTGGCTAATTTTTTGGGGCCATGCACGCCAGTTCCAACACCTCCGGTAATGTATTTTGCTCCTACTCCGGCAAGTGGCGCAACTCCAATTCCGTTTAATACTCCGACAGCAAATCAAGTAGGAGAAACAATTTTCACAGGTGGAAGTGACGCAACAAATCCCAACGGTTCAATGGTAGGCAATTCTGTTGCTGGAGAAGATAGCGATTGGTTCGCAATATTACCCTCGCACTCATATTTATTACAAATAACTTCCGGCGCAACAGCAATAACTTACTCATTGACTTTTGGAATGTATGAAGATAACGATAATTTTTTACAGTATCCGTAGGGAGGGCTTATGAAAAAAATAATATTGATTTTGCTTTTAATCCCTTTTGCCTTACAAGCGAGCTTGATTGTTGACCCGAACCATGTGATTATGACAACAAAAACAATTCCGGTTCAAACTGTCAACGGTATTTTTATGGAAGTAATGCCGACTGGATTAACGCCTTTGATTGACGGATATTCCGTTGTGTATCCCAACGCAGTCAATCCAAAATTATCAGGTAATTGCACATTAAAATTACTGGTTAAAATTGCAAACATAACAACGGTCAGGTCATGGTTACAGTCCAATAGCCTTGACAGCGGGGCAGTAACGTCCACAGCGTACGCAGGCGTACAATGAAAAAAATAAAACCTGTATTGCTAATTTTGGCAAGCCTTTTTGTTTTGTGGGCTTTGACGTGGCCGTCAAGTTGTAAAGTGGTTTTGGAATACGAAAACAACATGAATAATACGGGTTCGGGTTCTTATACATTTACATCCACAGCCCCATTTTCGACGGCACAAAAAGAGCTTGGCACTTATTCTATCGGCCCGATAACATCACAGGCTATGGCGGTTTTTAGCAGCGGGGCGGTCAATGCAGTTATTCAAAAATTTCAAACTTGGGTTTATCCGACATCCTCACAGCCTGCCATCGGAATGATTTTCAGCAATCAGGCCGGCGGCGGTCTTTATTTTTATGGCGGTGCGTCGGTTTATTATTACGACACTCTTGGTGGGCAGATAGGCCCGTTTACCATGTCTTTTAGCTCTGGGCATGTTGTGATAATTACTTGGGACGGCACGGGGTCAGACCTGTATGTCGATAGCGTCCACGAGGGGCGCATTGCAAACGCATACCAGCCGACAAATTACACGTGGACTTTTGGCGCGAGAAATTCAGGGGAATACTGTAATTGCTATTTTGACGACTCAATCTTAAGCACGGATAACAGCACGGCAGGGTCAGAGATAACACCTATCCCGCCAACGCCCACATATACATGGACGCTGTCAAGCACACCAACTTACACCTGGACTTTAACGCCCACTCCGACGTATACATGGACACTTACGCCAACGCCAACTTACACCTGGACTTTAACACCGACCCCAACCTTCACCGTTACACCTCCTCAGTTTTTTGCCACTCCTCCAGCTTCCAGGGGGCAGCTTGTGGGCCTTAAGTTCCAGACGGATAAGGGAGATGCCGTTTATAGGGTGGATACTAAAGGCTGGTTGGAGAAATATATTGAATGGCAATTATATCTCATAGTTAAACCTACAGGGGTAATAATCGTACCCTTGTACAATTAGGTGCCTTTATGAAGCGCCTATTACTCCTCTTAGCACTCCTGGTAATACCACTTACTCTCCAGGCAGTTATATCCATACAGACAACCGCAGTCGCCACCGTTACCACAGGACAGGCTATGACGGTATCAGTTAATGTGGGTAGTGGTAGCCAGAGAGCACTAGTGACTTGTTTTACTGGATTGACGGACTATACTGGATTGACCGCCAAATATGCGGCCCCAATGATAAACAATGTAAATAATGGAAGTTATAACCAGATGTTTTATTTGTTAAATCCGACGTCAGGAACAAATAATCTTGTATTTTCTTGGACCACTTCAGCTTCAGTCTTTGCTGGTATAGTGGTCTATAATGGAGTCAATGCACTTGGAACACCAACAACCTCACAACCAGCAGCCGGCGGAACATCTGCCACTAATACACTTACTACAGTATTTAATAACTCCTATCAGTTTGGGTGGTTTGGATATAACAGCTCTGTAGCATTTTCCGCACCCACAGGAACTCAGTATTATAATGCCAGTTTTAGTGCACCTTATCAGATAGCTGGGCAGGGAAAAGCTTGTACTACTCCAGGGACATATAATCTTGTATACACTAAGAGTACTCAGGGTTATGCTATTATGGGCGTGGAACTTCAGCAGGCAACGGCAACTCCTACATTCACTATTACACCCACTTATACGGTTACAAAAACAGTGACTCCTACATTCACTATTACACCCACTTATACGGTTACAGAGACAGTTACACCAACATACACAATTACTCCACCTTTACAGTGACACAGACAAGTTAACCAAAAAAAAAAAATAACCCGAATGTTACTCCCACATAAACTGT